AGCGCGGCCTGCCGGCGGCTGTGGATGTCGAGCGCCTGGTGCTCGGCGCGATCTTGCGCAACGACCAACTCTACCCCGACGCGGCGGCCATGCTGACCGCTGACGATTTCGCGCTCACCAAACACCAGCTCATCTGGCGCCGGATGACGGAGCTGTACGACGCCGGCGAGCGGATAGACCGGATCACCGTGGCGAATGCGCTCCGTGACCGGCACGAGCTTGAGGCCGTGGACGGGTTGAGTTACTTGGTGTCGCTCGATGATGGCCTGCCGAACTTGGCGAATATCGAGGGCTATATCCGCATCGTGCGCGAGAAATCGCGGCTGCGGCGGATCATCCACGCGGCACACGAGGCGATCAACCGCTGTATGGAGGCCGAGGCCGGCGACTCGCGGGACATCCTGGCGGACGTCTCGGAGCGCCTGCTGGCGATGGACAGCGCGCGACCGGATGAGCGCGGCAATCTCCAGACGCTTTCCGAGGTCGTCGGCGCGATCGAGGGCGGGCTGAACACGTTCCTATGCCCGGCGGCGCGCGGCGGGGGCCTGCGCACGGGCTTCACCCGGTTCGACCAGATGACTGGCGGATTACATCGCGGCGAGTTGATCATCCTGGCGGCGCGGCCGGCAATGGGCAAGACGGCACTGGCCATGAACATCGCGCAGAACGTTGCGACCGAGAGCAGGACGGTGGCCGTGTTCTCGCTGGAGATGTCGCGCGAGTCGCTATTCGCCCGCGTCTGCTGCGCGGCGGCGCGTGTGGACAGTCAGAAATTCCGCGCTGGCTACCTCAACCAGAACGAGCGCAACCGGCTTCAGACGGCGGCTACACAGATCGCGTCCATGCCGCTGTTCATCGACGACACGCCATCGGTGGACCTGATGGACATGCGCGGAAAGCTGCGCAAGCTCAAGTCCAGGTATGGGTTAGGGCTGGTGGTCGTGGATTACCTCCAGCTCATGCGGACTCGCGGCAAGGCTGAGAATCGCACGCAGGAAGTGAGCGCGCTATCGCGCGGCCTGAAGATCCTGGCCAAAGAACTTGACGTGCCGATGCTCGTGCTCTCGCAGTTGAGCCGGGCGCCGGAGCAGCGGGCGAGCGGCGAAAAGCGCCCGCAGTTGAGCGACCTGCGCGAGTCGGGTTCCATCGAGCAGGACGCCGACGTTGTGGCGTTCATTTTCCGTGAGGAAGTCTACAAGCCGGAGCGTGAGGACCTGCGTGGGATGGCCGAGTTGATCGTCGCCAAGCAGCGGAACGGGCCGACAGGCAAAGTCAAGCTGGCGTTCCTCCGGCAGTACACGCGGTTTGAGAATCCGGCGGCGGATGAGCCGCCAGAGGGAGGCATGTTCGATGGCTGCGACGCTGAGTGATCTGGTGTACGAGGCCAAGCGCGAGGCCGGAGCGCTGGTAGCGGAACTCGAGCTGGAATTCGGCCCGCTGGGTGTCGCGATGAAGGCTCTCCGGCTCTACGAGCGCATCCAGGCTATCGAGCGCGAACTCGAGCAGCAGCGGCGGCCGGCGAACGAGATCCCGTCCGGCTGTGTGCGCTGCGCATTCGGGGCGCTCCCGTTCGTCCCATCCCGTAGCGGTCGTGGCATGGAGCGCTGCGACTGCGCCCGCGGTAGGTGGCTCCAGGAGCACGAGCGGCACCGCGGACGCCGGAGGATGCGGGTGCTGGTGGACCACAAGCGGAGGGCAGCGGGGGAACGATGAGGCCATGCGCCTATTACAACGACATAGACGAGCAGAAATGCGCCTGGATCAAAGAACTTATAAAGGCTGGAGTCGTAACCGATGGAGAAATTGACTGCCGACCAATTCAGTCTGTTCAACCCGACGACCTCCGAGGATTCCAGCGCGTGCATATGTTCGCTGGAATCGCAATCTGGGACTACGCTCTCAACCTCGCCGGATGGCCCGACGACCGCCCCGTGTGGACAGGATCGTGCCCCTGTCCGAGTTTCAGCGCGGCAGGCAAAGGCCAAGGGTTTGACGACCCTCGCCACCTCTGGCCGGATTGGTTTGGACTCATCCGAGAGCGCCGCCCTCCAGTCGTGTTTGGAGAGCAGGTTGATGACGCTATTGGATACGGCTGGCTCGACCTTGTTCAAACTGACCTGGAAGCGGAAGCGTACGCCGTTGGGAAGGCGGTACTTGGAGCGTGCAGCGTCGGTGCTCCGCACATCCGCCAGCGGTTGTACTTCTGTGCCGACACCGTGCACAGTGACCGGCGGAGCGGAAAGCGCAGAGCGGAAGAAGGAACTGGGCCGGATGGAGAGCGGCGGCGGGGATCTTCAGGCGGTAGCGCTTTTGTCCGCGGTCCCGAGTCCCTGCACTCCGAACGGTTACCTCGTTGAGAAACTGCCGCTGAGCGTGCGGGAATGGTCGTGCCCGGAATGCGGCACAATCCACGACCGCGACGCGAATGCAGCGGTGAACATTTTGGCGGCAGGGCATGCCGTGACAGCGCATGGAGACGGTGTAAGAGCCGTCCGCTCTACGGAGCGGAAAGCCAACTGTCCGAGAAGTGCGAACCGACAGGGCGTTCAACATGCGTAGCATGGTTGGCGCTGCTGGAATCCCTGCCCTTCAGGGCGGGGAGGATGTCAATGCTATTCGATGGCAAAGCGACGAAAGAATCCGGCGGCTGTAGCGCTTGGCCGCCTGGGTGGTGGGGCTAAGACAAACAAACCAAGCGAGGCAAATTATGAGTTTGCGAGCCGTCTGCGGTAACTGGCATTACCGCTTCCAAGTCGATCACCGCGTCTACACCGCCAACACCGGACTCCCGGCCACCGAGCGCAGCCGCAAGAAGGCCGAGCAGATCGAGGCCAAGGCGCGCGTTCTGGTACTGGAGGGCCGGGGGTGGGAGCTGAAAATCCGAACCATTCCGTTTCATGACGCAGCGCGTCATTACTTGGAATTCGTTGACGGTGAGGCCGAATCTCCAGCCACGGCGCGGCGCATCCGGGCATCGTTCGCATCGCTGGTTAAGTTCTTCGGATCCAAGCCTGTTGCGGTAATAACCCCCGGAGATATCGAGGACTACAAGCAGTGGCGCCGCTCGAATAGCTGCCGGGATATCACGATCCGGCACGACCTGCACGCCTTATCCCCCTTCTTCCGCTGGGCGCGGCGGCATCGGTACGCGAGGGTCAATCCAGTCGAAGAGGTTGAGATACCCGGTACGAAGGGCGCGAACCGCACCCGCGTACTGACGCCGGAGGAAGAACTGGAGTACTTCTCTGCCTGCATCCGATTGGGATACCTAGACCTGTCCGACGCCGCAAAACTGATCCTGCTCCAAGGCTGCCGGCCGAACGAAGTACTCCGCGCCCACAAGTCCGACGTGGATCTGGAGCGCAGAACCTGGCGCGTCGGCTCGAAGACCGAGGCCGGCGAGCGGACATTGGATCTACTGGACGAGGCTCGGGCCATCCTGATGCGCCGCATGGGTGGGGAAAGCTCATGGCTGTTTCCCTCGCCGCGGAAGCCGGGACAGCCGATTGTTAGCCTACAGCGGCAGCACGAGGCGGTGCTAGCCGCGGCCGGGCTCTCGTTCGTGCTCTACGACCTGCGCCACACGATGGCATCGCGGGCCGCCGAAACGGTCGATGTGGCGACGCTGGCCCGGATACTGGGGCACGCGAACCCAAGCGTGACACTGCGGTATTACGTCCACGTCTCAGACGAGCACAAACGGGCGGCTACGGCCAAGATTGAGGCGGCTAACGTGGCGCGGCTGGCGGCGCTAATGGAGCGAATAGAGGCGGAGCAAGTTCAACAGGAGCAACGCATTGAGCCAATCAACTGACATAGGGGGCACTGGGCGGTGCCCCCACCCCCTGAAGACTCCTCACAACTGGCCGGACTTCTCCTTCCACCGCATGTACCGGGCAATTAACCCCCGCGCCCCGTTCGGGGACATCCCTACCTCGCGGGCAATTTCCTCATAAGTGGCCCCGTTGAGCCGCATGCGGAAGGCTTTCTCGGCCCGCTCCAGCCGCAGACCTGTGAAGGACCGTGACAGCGCGGGCACCGGGCACCGTGCCATTTCGCGCGCGGAGTGTAATGCGCCGCATTTGGGGCAGCGCTTGAGTTTCTTAGGGTTGCCAGTGCCCCGCTTACGCCGGAGCGATGCGGTATAGTACGACCAAATGCGCTTGATTTGGCGCTTGGTAAGTTCGTGCCCGCAATGTGGGCAATTCATATACCGTTCTCCTTCCTGAGAAA